CATCTCACGCGCAGCGTATATCAAAAACGGCATTGAAGCAGAATTTGCCGACCTACTACGCTTTCGCCAATCTGCTACCGAGGCTTATGAAACCATGACTGGCAAGAAATACGAGCCGCTTCCCGCCAAGAAAGCACCGCCGCGCAAGGTCTCGGCAATGGACAGACTAGCAGCCGCCCGAGCAGCTCGCGGTAAATAAAACAAACCTAGCCCTCGCAATCGCGGGGGCTTTTTTCTTAAACCCTCTAAAAAAAATTTTCGCCCTCGTTCCTCGGGCGACTGGAGACATAACAATGACCTACGAACAATGGCTTAACGACGAATCGTTTACAGACCTGCTATACGACAGTGACGATGACATGGCTCTCATGCTCGGCGCTATCAAACCTTGGCAGCTCGATGGTCAACCGCTATCCGACGACCTTGAACAATGGTTTGACGATAATTGGAACAATGCCTGTAAGGCCGCTTCCACCCACCCACCCCCAGCGGCCTTAACAGGCATTAAATAGTGCGTCATGCTATTCCTCGTAAACTCGGGCATGATCGCTTTCGCGCTATGGCGCGACTTAAATAGTCGCGTCATGCTATTCCCTTCGGGGCATGATCGCGCGGCACAATCACAACCTGTCCTCAATACAAACACCTTCGCCAAATGATAGCATTGGGCTTTGAACAGGACGCTACTACGGTGAGAATTTTGTAAAGCGATTTTCGCTTGCAATAACTATAATCCATAAAGGAGAACAACATGGATAAAATTGAAAACTATCGCGAAAACCGTATCACTGATTTGATACGCGAAATTGTTAATGCTGAAATTAACAAACGCATTGGCGAATTGCAAACTACTATGACTGCAATGTGTATAACACGCAGTGATCTAGAAACATTCATGGAAACAGATGGATTCCACTATCTATCTGATGACCTCGATGACGCAATCGGCGACTACCTTCGCAATCAAGTTACCGTTGAAATCAACTGCTAAGAGGCAACAATGACTACAAAGATAAGCATTCACAATGTTTCTGAAGTGCGTGAGCAAATCACGCACTACACTAACAAACTAAAATTCATCTGTCGTACGATTACAGTCACTGACACTGACGGAAGTACTATCGAATTTAGTCTTTTCACTGAAGAAGACGAACGTTCTATTCAACCACTTACAACCAAACGGAGCTATCACAATGCTTGATATGACTAATGACTGGGCATTCCCCATTGAAACACAACCAGTATTCGATCAATTCGGTAACGAGATTGTTGGCAGCCAGTGTGTAATGCGCACTGATACCAACCAAGTTCTCGGTGTACATGGCAGTAGATATAAAGCCGTTAGCCATGATGATGTCGTCAACTCTATCCTTGATGGTGTCGCAACTGCTGACTTGTCTTCTGACTACACTGTAGATGTAGAAGTATTAGATGATGGTCGCAAACTGCGCGGTCAAATACTTTTTAATGACCTAACTATTGAGCCCAACGTAGGTGACTATGTAAAATACAGAATGAACTTTTTTAATAGTTACGATGCATCTTGGCCCTTCTCTCAGGTAGCAGATGCTTTCAGGTTGTGGTGTAAAAACGGTTGCACAACACCTGATGCAATAGCCAGAACTCGTTACAAACATACAGCTTCTATCAATGTCGAAGGCAGTGCAGCTAAAATAACTAATGGTTTACGTCATTTCTTTGATCAAAAATATGTATGGCAAGACTGGATGCATACAAAAGTAACTAATGACATGGCTGAGACATTCTTCAAACGTACTGTTGCCAAGGCATTCACACGCCAGCAGCAAGTCACCAAGACCAACGAGAAGCAATTAGAAAACCTACTCTCTATATGGTCTAACGAAGCGTCAGCACTCGGGCATAACAAATGGGCGCTATATAACTGCCTAACGTATTGGGCGACACACACCCAAGACCTACGCACACCGCACACTGCCAGATACAATCGTGAATCAGCCATTGCATCAGCAATGCGCAGCAAAGAATGGAGTTTCTCATGAAAATCGAAAAGAACATACCAATTCCTGAAAAAAATACAGGACCAAAAGAATTATATCCACCTTTACTAAAACAAATGCAAATAGGTGATAGCATTCTTTTAACTACTTCTCAGTATGCTGGGCTGAATTTAGCAGCTCGTAAAATGGGCATAAAAATAACAAGCAGAGCTGTTGATAATAAACGTCGAGTATGGAGAATCGGATGATGACACGCAAACATTTCGAGTGGGTGGCTGATTCAGTCGCCCCCTTGGTCGGATCGCCAATAATTATTGAACGCATGGCTGACGAACTTGAAGCAATGAACCCACGTTTCAACAAAGAAAAGTTCTTACGCCGTGCAATTGAAGCTTGGGAGAAATCACATGACATCACCATCGATGATGAAATACCGTACTGAAACTACTCATTGTCCAGAATGCCTTGGCGATGGCACTCTAACATACGAACGACCAGAGCCATGGGTATCACGCGATACCCCGCCAAGCCTAGAGGAATACACCAGAGAATGCTGGGCTTGTCACGGTTCTGGTGAAACAGAGGTTGACGAAATAGATTTCTAGCTGCAAGTATGCAGCTTATGAAAAGCTATCTCGAAACAATCAAAGAACACGCAGCGTCCCGCAACTTAGAGCTAAAAGAACTCTTTAGGGTCGCTGACTTACCCACTTCTACTTACTATCGAACAATCAATGAGACTTCTGAGCTGCGATATGAAACAGCAAAGAAGCTTTATGATGCTGTCGATGAGCATGTAAAACGGCGTAAATACAAAGAACGTCTTGAGCGTTTAGCTCAAAACAATGAGCATATAGATCGCAGAATTATAAGATACAAATGAAGAAGGCTCACTACGTCTTCTGTGTTTCATGTGAAACAAAGTCTCAAAACTTTGTAGCTATACTGCGAAACGATCACATGCTGACAATGGAAAAGCACTGGTATGTATGTCTTCAATGTTATGAGGAAAACAAATGGCAAACCGTAACAAAAACAAAGGAACTTACCACGAAAAATGGTTTGTCGAAAAGCTCAACCAAATCGAAGCAAACATCGAAGCGAAACGCGTCCCGCTCAGTGGCAGCTTGGGAGGAGAGTATTCAGGCGACATCCACTTATACCTCAACGGAAAAAAATTGGTGGGAGAAGTAAAGTATCGGGACAAGTCTAACTTCCCCAGCCCCTATAAAGTTTTAGAAGGCAGAGACATTGCTTTCTACAAAAGACGGACAGGAAGTCCGCAATCACTGGTCATAATGACCTTAGATCAATTTCAAGAGCTATTGGAGAACGGCTATGGAATCACAAAACAAGATGCTGAAGACGATACTTAATCAAGGGACGCACATTACAGCCCTTGATGCACTCAAGTGGCTTGGCTCAATGCGACTGGCTGCGCGTGTCTATGACATTAAGCAAGAAGGCTACCCTGTCGATAAGTATGTACGCGAAATCGACGGTAAGCGCGTCACATATTATTATCGGAGTAATCAATGAGCGATTCTTGGGACGCACGTATTCAACGTGCCAGCATGTCACCTACTGCGCGTAAAGAAATGAAAGCAGCGCTTGTAACTAAGCGCTCGCCTCTCGACATCAATGCTCGCCGCATAAAAAACGGCGAACCTGTTGGCGACATGTATCTAACTGGCAGACTTAAACAACAGCTACTCGAAGAAACTGACCTAACAGAAGCTGATTTTGCTAAGTATACTGGTTGACATTGCTGCACATATGCAGTATGTAAGTTACTATAAACAAAGGAGAACACAGTGTTTGTAATGAATCGAAAAGGATTCATAGGAGGTAGTGACTGCGTAAAGATTATGCAGGGCAACTGGCTAGAACTATGGAAAGTAAAAACAGGTCGAGAAGAACCCGAAGACTTGTCACGCAATCTTGCAGTACGAATGGGCATGTGGACTGAAAACTTCAACATAATGTGGTTCGAGGTAGAACGTAATGTCATTGTCACTGGTCAGCAAACGGAGTTCAAAGCAGATGTGGGAGGAATACCTGTTGTTGGTACTGTTGACGGTATGCTTGATCGCAACATCGTAGAGTGCAAGCACACTAATAGCTTCAACAAAATGAGCAATGTAATCGAGTATTACATGCCGCAGCTACAGCTCTATATGCACATCGCAGATGTCGATGGCGCTTACTTATCGGTAATCTTTGGCAACAGCGAATGGGACAGTGTGCATGTCAAGAGAGACGAGGACTACTTCAATTCTATGTGGGCAGTGGTATCAGACTTCTGGGGTTACGTTCAAAGAGATGAAGAACCAGTCGGTGTCAGTACACCAGTACTCGATCAGAACAGTATTGCAGTGGACGAAATGGTCATGCGAGACGCGTCACGCGATAATGCGTTCGTCGATGCAGCGATCACGTACATTAATGGGTATGAGCATAACCGAGTATTCGAGAATGCAAAGAAAGACCTTAAAGCCATGGTCGCAGATAATGAGAGAGAGGTTTACTGTGATCAGCTCACCATCCGTAGAGACAAACGCGGATCATTAAGGATTGTAAAGCGATGA